TTTTTGAGTTATATTCTTTGGTTTTATTGTTATTATTTTATCTTTCATACGGGTAATATAATATCCCAGAAAATAATGTCAACCCTTCATTTGTCTTTTTTGATGCTTATTTAATCTCTTTGTATGACGTCCGGGACGCTTACGAGGCTTTGGTCGTTCTACAAATTGTTTAAATTTCCTAGCCATCGAAGTATTTATCAACCACAGATTTAAGAGATGTCTGGTGTAGGTTAGGTATATATTTTATATGTCCGTTTATATATTGTTCTAAGTCAGTTCCGCAACTAATACATCTATAAAAACACCTGGTAATGCCAACTAGCATTGTATATTCCTCACAATGTGGGCACTCACCATTAACTATCTCTGTGTAGAGTCTGTGAAATTTTTTTCCGGTCATAACGTTTTTTATTTTTTACCACACGCTGGTGGTAACGTCTATCACTTAATTGCTTTGCGACTTTATTCGATGATGAGTTTTTTGATTGACTTTGAGCCATCTATATTATCTTCTAATTCTGCTTTACCACGCCAGCATTTATAGGTGACTGATTCAGAAAAGGTCCTCTCAGCTTCACGCTTACCGCGTAAACAAACAGCCATTGATGGCTGCAAACGTGCCTCTTTAATTTCTCCGTTTACGAACATAAGTAATCCAATTACAGCCTCTATCATTGTCCGTTACCGTTTGTGTACTTCATCTCTCTGTTGGCATCTTTTAATTTTTCGATATCAACCAAAACCTTGTCCATTTGCTTTCTTAAAAACTCGATGTTTACCTTATTTAAAGCCATTGACTCGATGTGTGCATTCAACTTATCCGTGGTCTTATAAAGATCTTCGATCATCATGAACTGCTCAGAATCTGCGGGCAATGAACCTAGTTGTCCACGTGGCCATTTGATTCTAAACTCTGTATTCTCTTCAAGATCTTTTTCCATTATCTGTATACGAGTGTCTGCAACGTTAAGACGTTCTATGATTTGAAAATAACCCATTGTGCCGAGTGCCACGATGATGATCAAAGAGGCAACCGTCTTCATAGGCATTTGGACAGCTGCCTCTTCCGATATGTTAAGTGGTTTCTTAGTCATAAATTATTTTGGTAATGAGTTTGTTAGCCATTGATGTGCTTTTTTAAAAGGCCAACAAATCATATCCCAAATTTTGCAACAAATTTTTTTACATTTTTCAATCATGTTTCTTCTCCTCAATTTCGTAAAAGAATTTATCAGTATCTTCTGTTCTCCACTGACTCGTGTCTTCTACATTCCATTCGTTAGTTTGCACTTTCCAATCAGGTATGTTGTCCTTCACAGTAAACGAAGGTATGTCCCATATACATCTATTGTTTGGTTGTGCTGCATAATTACCATCATCTAATGCAATTATGTGTGCGCACTTATGTTCGTGCGGTATCTCCGAATGATCGGTGTCAAGTATGTTACTCTCTGGATGTGCAAAGTCAACAGTAAATAAGTATTTACCTTGGTGCCATTTTTTATCTTTGCCTATGTATTTACCGGCTTGTCCGTCTAAAATATCCCAACTAGTAACAGCAGGATAATAACTAAAACAATTCCATAACTGAAGTTCATCAAGTCTACGTTTAGGAACATCTTCCGGTCTAAAACCTCTCTGTATGAAGGCAGATATCGGGAGACGATAAAAGACAGCGCCATTCTCCATAATCGCATGGAATAAAATAGAGCGGCCAGTGATAGCTGATAGGCCGAAGATAACACAATCTTCAACTTCTCCATGATGTTTTTGTAAGTCATATAAATATTCTCTCCTTATCTGGGCATAAGTAACTGGTATGTTTGCATTTAAATAAGCCATAGTTATCCATTTATCTCACCCCAATTATTTCCAACTTCATAATCCACTTTATTGGGAACTTCTAGTGTAACAGCCTGCTCCATAATTTCAATTATCTTTTTAGCCTGGGCATCGTTCTCGATTGATAGATCCAACTCATCATGTATTTGTATGTGTGGCACAATACCTTCTTTGTATAATTCTAACATAGCTTTCTTAGTCATGTCTGCAGCTGATCCTTGAATTAATTTATTAAGAGCTTTGTATGTGTATGCTCTCCTAATCCCCGGTCCATGTTCCCTGAGTGCTTCTTCGTGTGGCAATGCTTTGTGCATACCAAACTGATTAGGTTCCCATAGGTGAAACCTGCATAGTCGTCCTAACAATGTACGGATTTGTCCCCGGTCTTGTGCTCTGTTCGATGCTTTCTCCATCAATTGTTTTACGAATGGTACACGTGAGTGATATGTATTAAATAAATCTGCAGCTTTCTCTTTTGTTACACCTAACTCTGCCTGTAGTTTTGCTTTACCCATACCATAAAACAAACCAAGGTTAATTGTTTTAGCTTGTGTTCTGGGTATGTCAGCCATGTCTGCAACAGTCTGGTGAAAGTCTGCGCCAGAGTCATTGCTGTATGCATCAACAACATCATAAACAGATGGTAATTTGTACAAAGATGCATAATGCACTACCAACCTAGGCTCTTGCTGAGAATAGTCAAATACACCCCATCTATGGCCGTCCTCGGGTATAAATAATGACCTTATCTTAGGTCCAAGATCTTTATTTCTAGCCGGTATCTGCTGTAGATTAGGATTCTGGTAGGAGAACCTACCAGTTACCGTGCCACCCCCAGCGTTACGTAATTGATTTATTTCTGCATGTATTCTACCTTTGTGTTCGTATCTAAGAATAGAATCTAAAAAAGTTGTGTGTGCTTTGTTTATTTCTCTTGCTTGTGCAATCATCTTAACAACAGGATGATTGTGTTCTTGTAAAAAATTTTTTGTAAAACTTGGTGATGCAGTTTTTTCTGTACGTGGGTATTCTAATCTTAATACATCAAATACATTTGCAATAGATCTTGCAGCCCATATCTGTGTATCAATATTTGTTTCACCTTTTATTTTGTGTAGTAATTCTTTTTCTTGTGTGATTAATTCTTTTTTCATTGCGTGTGCTCGTTCTATATCTACACGTACACCTTTGAATCTCATGTCAACCAGGCAATGAAACAAATCAGACTCAAGATCAAATATGTCTTCTAGGTCCTGACTAATAATTTCTTTTTTCATTTCTTGCCAAAGACCAAGTGTAACTTCAGCATCACGTTCTGCATATGCACCAACATGCATTGCAGGTAATTTGTACATTTCTGATTTAGGATCTATGCCCCACTCTTCTGCAGCTTCTGCAAGTGCAGCTTCGTTCTTACCATAACCAAGATAGTGCCACGATAAACTATTGAGATCATAACGAAATCTGTTCTCATCGGTCAACGCTGCAGCTATCATTGTGCATGCAATGTCACCGTTTATTTTGAATCCCATCGCCCGCAACCAACAAACATCGTAGATTGCATTGTGAAATACTTTTGTTGATGGGGCTTCGAGTATATCTTTTAACCAAGATAAGACTCGATTTCTATCCATGTTACCACCACCTTCGTGTGCAATTGGAAAGTATCCTTTAAAATATTTTGTAGCAACGGCAATACCTATAACTTCACCATTACCAATAACAGAACCAGATCCTTTTTTAATTAAGTCAGGATCTTTTGTCTCCAGGTCAATTGCAATCTCGTCAACCTGACGTAAGTCTGGAAACTCCGTAGGTTTTACCCATTCTGTTTGTGCTTCGAACTTAGGAATTTTCATATAAATATTTTTTTTCTACTATATTTTCTAATCTTTGTTTATTACTAAAAGCATACAAAGATGCGTCATGATTATATGGAAATATTTCCCATGATATATCTTTGTGTCCTTCTAAAGCTAAATAAATTTCTAACCTAAATTTATGTTTAGCAATCATAATATGTTTAACTACCCTCGCTTTCCTTGGCATAGTCCCTTTCAAGTATCATTTCTAAAAAGTGTATTGCTTTCAATATATCTTGCTTCTTTCCTTTATCACGGTGTCTGATTATATATTTTATAGCACAACCCTCAGGATATAACAACTCATTCTCCACTACAAACTTACTTGGCTGTATTTTATATTTTTGATAATGAGATCCTCCGTGTTGTTTATCCCAAACTTTCGATGTCATAACCTCTGTCCTCCTTCCTCGCTGACATAATGTATAAATTTTGTTTGGTTCTTGTTACTCCAACATACCAAACTCTATTCTCTTCATCAGCTTTGTCTTCATTTTTTTCTGCAGATTCTCTAATAGTTTTTGTATTATCTAAAATTAATAATACATTTTCTGCTTCACCACCTTTTGCTGCATGCATTGTAGATAATTTTACTCTAGCATCTTTTGATAATTTTTCTCCGTAACTTAACATCTCACGTATGTATAGACATTCTTCGTAGTCTACTACAAATACATCAAACCAATTTACACTTTTATCGTAAGTTAATTCTGTAAGATCGTACATTTTTTCTTCTGTTGGTTTTAGATTCATACCTGTGCATTCCAATATATCTTTTACTTCTGATAAAGATAGTAGTTCACCTTTTTGCCATCTTGTGTAGTTTAGAATGCTTCTAAACAAAGATGACTTGTAACTCTTTCTACCTTTGTATTGATAGTAGATACCCATATCTTTTAATGTTGGCATAAGTTTGTTTAGTCTGTCATTGTATCTTGCTAGTATAAGCCACTCACCATCGTGTAATGGCAGTCCATCCAGGTCCATGATGTATTGTATCTTGCCTTCTTCTTCTCTTGCTTTCCAGGTTTTTGCAATTCGTCTGTCTTGTGGTATGCGATCTAAAATTTTATCAGCTAGACTTTGTATTTGTTTGGGCACCCGGTAAGATTGTGGCAAAATTATGTCTTTCTTTGACATTTCCTGCTGAAATTTTTTTACATCTGCCCCCGCCCAGCCATAAATCGCTTGATCATCATCGCCTGCTAGTATAACATATTTGCTGTTTTTCTTGATAATATCTACCATTTTCCATTGTATAGGTGATAGATCCTGAGCTTCATCAATAAAAGCTACATCAAATTTTGGACACAATTCTGACAAATTAAATTTTTCTATCATGTCTGTAAAATCTACCAGTTTAAAAGAGTCTTTGTAGTTTTGTACTTCGTCTGAAATAATTTGTAATAATCTTTTGTCCATGTCTTGAGAATACATATCTGTATTGTATTCGTCTTCGATACTAGATTCTTTTATCCTGGCTGCATTTATTAAATTAAAATATTCGCTATTAGAATCTACAAATCCTGTAGTCTCCTGTCCGTTTGAATATACTGTCATCTCAATTCCTAATTTTCTACCTATGTCCTCGTAGTGTTCGTCCTGCATAACTTCTGATTTTTTAAGTCCGAGTCTTGTAAATGCAAGAGAGTGTAGCGTTCTAAAATATTTTAAATCTTTTCGTTGAAAAGCTGTGTGGTAATCTAACATCCTATCAATTGCTTCGTTTGCTGCTTTGGTTGTGAATGCAAAATAACCTATTTTATCTATAGGTGTACCTAGTTTTAAAAATGTTTTTACGTAACCCAATAGCTTTGTTGTCTTCCCCGTTCCCGGAGGCCCGAATAATTTTCTACTTATCACATGATCTCCGTTTTATGTTTTATTTTTGTATGGTGTATTGGCACTTCTTCAAATGAT